GGACCAACTAATCAAGAACCACGGCCCACGGTTCTTCCAAGCTGCTTTACAAAGAAGTGACAGGCGCCAGATAAGGAGGAGACCATGGCAAAGGAAAATAGACCTACCGACGATGCGTTCGTCTGCGAAAGCTGCGGCGAAGATATCTTCGAAACCGAGGCGGAGGAATGCGAGAACTGTAGCAGGGGCTGCTGCACACTTTGCAGCCCGGAAAGCTTGTGTCAGGATTGTCAGGGATAAGGGACCACGGACCAGTGTCCCGTTGTCCCACTATACTGTCATATTATGAATTATACCTTTTTTTTTTTCAAGAGTTTACAGGAGGGATTTGTGGGACGGTGGGACAGAACTCACAACTACATCTTATATAGGCGTTTTTTGCCCCTCTGGGCGTCCCGCCTCCGAAGACACGCAATGTTGCTCGCGGGACAGCAAACGACCCTTTTTGGGTGTTTTCAGCAATTTTATGTATATAATCACTAAAATTAACTGCTCAGGTGTTTTCCCATATCGTTTTACGCGGTTTTCTTAAAGTGAAACGGTGGGACACTGCCGGGACAGCGTTGATATTAAACAGTAAAGTGCCTTTTGGAGGGTGTTTATGCCGAACAACAATGTGCCCGGTCCCGTGGCCGGTGGGACAGGCAGAAAGTCCCTCACACGTGGGCCCCATCGCAAGCTGACGCGAAGGCAGGAAAAATTTGTCAAGGAACTGGTTTCGAACGATGGACTCCAGACGGCAAGGGAGAGTGCGATTAAAGCTGGCTATCCGCCCGCTTCGGCGCATGCCCGGGCGTATGAACTTTGCAGCCCCAAATACTGCCCCCATGTCGTCAATGAAATAGCGCGATATCGTGAGGAGCTTGACGAGATGTACGGCGTAACTTTCAAGCGACATATTAAAGACATGCAGCGCCTTCGCGATGCCTCCTTGGCTGGAGGTGCCTATAGTGCTGCCGTCATGGCCGAGAAAAATCGGGGTTTGGCTGAGGGATTGTATGTAAGCAAATCAGAAATCAGGACTGGCAGCATAGATTCGATGTCCCGGGAAGAAGTGGAGAAAGAGCTTGACCGAATCCGATCAGGATATGAGAAAATTATTGATGTCACTCCGGAAACCGTCGAAATCGAGGAACCAGATTCCTCGGGAAGCGCTGAAGAATCGGGAATCGGGACTGTGGAGGCTAATTCTGGACGGCTTGAAGACGACGACGCGGAAGATCGAGACGACGCGCCTTGAGAGTTGGGCAATCCCCGGTGTCCCCGATGTCCTCCTATGTGGGGAAGGCGGCGTATTTACCTTTTTAGAACTGAAGGCGCAGAAAAGCGCCGTTGGCAAGGTCGACCTCTCTCCGCATCAAGTTGCTTGGCTTAGTCGCCATTCTGCCGGTCCTTGCTTCATCATCGTGCGCGACAGCAGCTTGGACATCCGCGTTTTCTCAGGCTCCGATGTTGTCGATCTGAGGATGGACGGCCTCGCTTCCGTCTCGCCTTTGGCTACATTTGAAGAGCCGTACGATTGGGAAGCATTTTTCCGGTTGACATCCCCTTTATGAGATAATATAAGAAAAGTCCTGCTTAATAAAGGAGTCTAGATTATGAATTACCGACCAATGTTTGAGTTTGCCACCGGCGAGCGCTGCGGCAACGCGCAGGTTTTCGCTACAAGAGAAGAGGCCCAAGGCAGCGCCGAAGATCGGTTCCGCGTCTGGACCATGCCGACGGGTTATGGGGTGGACGAGACCACCGAGCCCGTGACTTACCGGTGGACCAAGTACGGTTCTGCGCGCCTGCCTATTCCAGAGGCCGAGTGATGGAAATGCGCAAGGTGACTTTCAGGGTTACCCGTCACGAGTGGTGGTATCCAGAGTACGCCGTTCCAGCCTACATGACAGACGAAGAAGCTCTCGAATACGTTCAGACCGAATGTCCAGATGAGGTATATGACGAGTACCGCAATAAATACACTTACGATCAGGACTTCTGGTCGGAGATTGCAGATTTTCTGGAGCATTCTTCTGAGGAGGCCGCTTGATGGAGTGGTTTGAAGAGTGGTTGCAAAGAGTGCTGGAAAAACTGGCGTTTTGGCTTGAGGACAAGAAATAACGTGCGTTGACTCCGCACCAAACTCGGCTCGGATTCGTCCGGGCCTTTTTTTGCTTGATTGTCTGGGATTGCTCCTATACTGTGCGACTCCCTACACCAGAACAGGAGTCATAATCGTGGAAAATTTAAAGATTACCATCGTTGATGATAGCGGTAAATATAGCGCGGTTGATACGGGGACTGCGTTCAAGATGGGCGCTCTGAGCGTTTCAGAACACTTTATACACGCGGATGCGCTGGATGCGGTGTGTAGCTCTTTGCTGGCGCTTTTCCCACATGACCCCGTCAAACTGCGGGTCAGCTATGATTTAGGGAATCACTGAAACTGTCAACACAGGAGTCAACGTTATGTCATATACAAGCGACTACGGAGAAGGCCGAGGCAACGGCTACGATTATGAGCTAGGTATGTCTAACAATGCGCTAGCTGCCTACGACAGAGGCGTCAAGCCATTGTCTAAGATTACGCTGGAAGATTTGAAGAAGGCTGGCTGGACTCAAACCAAGTCGTTCTCCCTGTTCTTGGCGCGTACTGGGTTTTGGCGTAGCACCGAGTGGCACCATTCCGGCGGAGACTGGTTCAACAAAGTTGACTTTTATTGTCCATCGCATTTGGCAAATAAGTGGCTTGGAACGTCCGAGGCGGACCGCGCGACGTTGCGGGCGCAGTACAAGGAATCGAGGGTCAAACCCCCCGAGTCGGAGGGAATCAAAGTTAGTGGTAGCTATACAATTTGGGGAGGCTCGCGTCGTCGTCCGCGACGCATGGGCGAGCAACCGTTCGCTGGTTTGAAATTGGGGGACTGGATTCATATGACCGGGGGCGGAAAGAAAAAGGCGAGCGGACGCTACGTAACGTGGCGGAAGGCGGAGATATAGGCGGGCAAGCGCCATGGTCCGTTAAACGTCGCCGAAATTAATCGGCGACGTTTTTTTTCTTGATTGCCTAGGATTAATCCCATAAGATAAGTTTTCTTATCCCCTACTAGGAGTCAATCGAATGCCTACAATGCAAATAGACATAACATTCCCGGATGACAACGAGCGGAATCGTGGGAACGGGTTTCCCCATGCTTATTCGGGAATTAGGCAGGAGATTCGCGACCTTATCCAGCAGCGAATCAAAATGGCGCTTTTGTTGTGCAACGGTAACAAGACCGCCGCCGCCGATTTGTTGGGTTTGTCGAGCTATCAAACCTTGACCAATTGGATGATCAAGCATGGAGTCGAAAATGATTAGAGATATTAAAGCATTGCGCCGCGCTCTAAAATGCGGCGACTATTCTGGAGTCGTACTGTACGAAGGCCCGAGTCGAATTGATGGCAAGCCGATTGTCGCGATTGCTTGCCGGATTACTGACGCCAGCAACAACGCCAAAACCGGCGCGATGGTTCAAACGTTTATCATGCGTCGCGATATCGCCCCACATAAGGCCCTGAAAACCGGCGACGATTCCAGCGTATGCGGCGATTGTCCATTAAGGCCGATTCATAAAGGCGCGACGCGCTGCTATGTTCGCGTATATCAGGCCCCGTTGTCCGTCTGGAACGCATTCCATCGCGGCAGATATGCCGTGCCCGGCGTCGATTTTGACGTGGCGTTGTTGGCGCAATTGTTCGCCGGTTTGTCATTCCGCATAGGATCATATGGCGATCCCGCCGCGATCCCGGCGAGCGTATGGAAAACAGCGACTCGCCTTGTAAAGAACCGAACCGGATATACCCATCAATGGCGTAAAAGAATAGGTGCGGGATTAAAAGGCCTATGCATGGCGAGCGCTGATTCCGAACAGGACGTTGCCGACGCTACCGCCAAAGGGTGGCGAACATTCCGAGTCCGTAAACATGACGCGCCGACTCTTAAAACCGAGTCCATCTGTCCCGCTAGTAAGGAAGGCGGGCAACGAGTCCAGTGCGACACTTGCGGACTCTGCCAAGGCGCGACGATTGCCGCGCGTAATATCGTGATCGCCGATCATGGTTTGATGGATTCGCGCCGTCGCGCTGTTACTTGATTATATAGTTGCGCAATAAGAGTGCGTCCTATAATGTCCCATATAGCGGCGGGATGATCTTGCCGCGCTACACAGAACGGAGTCAAAAATGTCTACTCTCTTATATAACAGCGCAACGGATATCAAAGTCGAACGAGACTATCTAGCAAACTTGCAAACACCGCCACCAATGGGATCCCGCCACGCTCCATACCCTTTTTATGCGTTCGCGACGGATACCGTGAACGCAATCGAGCGTGCCGGTTTTACAATCGAGCAGGAAGATTACGCAATCACGAAAGATGAACAACGCGTGTTCGGTTTGCTGAATGTATCGCGTTCTGTCGTGCCAGCCGCGCAGTCGTATGGCGTGCCGGCATTGTATCGTCCAAACTGGAATCTATTGGTTGGTATGTGCGGGACTCACGACCAGTCGAAGAGTCGCGCTCTATGCATAGGCTCTCGGGTTATGGCGTGCACAAATTTGTGTTTCCATGGCGATTTAGGAAACTGGAAGTCTAAGCAGACAACCAATATCGCGCAGCGGATTCCCGAGATGGTCGCCGATGCTGTTAGCGGTCTAGGCAATGCCGGTCGTCGCTTGACGATTGATTTCGACGCATTTAACGCTAAGCAGATTAGCCGGGATATTGGCGATAAAGTGTTGCTGGATATCTACCGGTCCGGCGGATTCAGCGCGTCGCAGATGTGCCGCGCCGTCGACGATTGGGACGCTTGTTCCATTGAAGAACACACGGCTAATGGGCGGAATCTGTGGTGGCTATTTAACAGCGCGACTCACGCGTTGAAACCGACAGGCGCGAACGCCAACCATAGCGATATCCAGCACCGTTCGACGATTGTCTATAATAAGATCGCGAACGCGCCGCGCGAATTGCTCGCAGCGTAATTGCCTGGACAACTTCGGGCAGCCCGCCGTGAGCAATCACGGCGGGCTTTTCTTTGCGCGGTTAGTTCCCGTTAAACCGCGCCCGGGGCGCCCGCCCCCTGCCCCTCGAAACGCACAGCCCGGCGCGTGGCCCGTGCCCACTGGCCCGGCGACCTCGAGCCCGGCGACCTCGAGCCCGGCGAC